AGGTGGAGCTCGGATGAGCGCCTTTCCACCTACCCTTCGCCAACGCGATCTACTGCAGTTCATCGAAGGCTACCTGTGCGCGCACGGATACTCACCGAGCATTGAGGAAATGAGGGAGGGGCTCGGCCTTAGCGCCCGCTCTGGCATCATTCGGATGCTCGATGGTCTTGAAGAGCGCGGGCACATTCGGCGGCTTCGCAATCGAGCCCGCGCCATCGAAGTGCTCGAGCCCGTTGCCATCCCCCTCGCTCCTGATGGCGCACCGCTCTACGCTGTGCCTGGGTTCGGCGAATGAGCCGTATTCGCTCCATCCATCCCGGCCTGTGGACCGACGAAGCCTTTGTGTCGCTCAGCTCGTTCGCGCGCCTGCTGTTCATGGGTCTGTGGAACGAGTGTGACGACAAGGGATGTTTTCCCTGGTCTCCACTTCAGATGAAAATGCGCATTCTGCCGGCGGACAACGTCGACGCCGCGGAGCTGCTTGCCGAACTCGAGGCAGCCGAGTGCATCAGAGCCTACCAGATCGACGGCAAGAAATACGGTGCGGTGCGCAATTTTGTGAAGTTCCAGCGCCCGAAGTCGCCGAACGATATCTACCCGGCTTCCCCAGCAATCCTCGTTTTCGCGGGGCACGAAGTGGAAGTGCCTGTCGATGACGCGGTGAAACTTACGGAGGATTTCCCCAAGGCTTCCGAAATTTTGCCGCAGAGGGAGGAGGGAGAGGAGGAGGAAGGGGAAGAAGAAAGCGAACCTAACGGTTCGTGTGCATCTGACGATGCACTCAAGCCCGATCACGTCTTCGACGAATGGAACCAGGTTGCTGGTCGCATCGGCAAGCCCCGAGTGCGAGACGCCACCCCTGCTCGCCGAGCGACGGTGCGCAACCGGATTGCCCAGTACGACATCTCCGACTTCGTGAACGTCTTCGGCAAGGTCGAGCGCTCGCCGTTCCTGCGCGGCGACACCGGATGGCCCGGCTGCACCTTCGACTGGGTGATGAAACGGGCGAACTTTCAGAAGATCATCGAGGGCAATTATGACCAGTAGTCCATTCGACAAGCATCGTGGAGAGTCAGGGGACGGTGGCGGTGACATTCCGCCCGGAGAGACCCGCACCTGGCATGCCCGCGATAAGGACACCAAGGAGATCGTCAAGACGTTCACGTTGCTCCGAACTCAGCGCGATTACGTTTACGACCTCTGCGACGCCTACAACAACGCTCGCACCCAAGACGCGATCGACCGCGGCGTCGAGTGGTTCGTCGCCCCCAATGGCGAACTGCGCATCGGCACCTCGGATGACTGGTCGCGCAAGAACCACCGGGAAGCCGCGAGCCGCATGGAAACCGAGCGCGCCCGGCACAACCGCATGCAACTCGAGGTGGCCCGATCGAACAACGCCTACCAGGACGAGGACGCATGAACGCCTTTTCCCGCCTACCCGGTGAGACCCGTATCGAGCACACCATGCGCTGTGCCAGGATGAAGGCTGATGCTCGCAACAGGGATGACCCACTCCTGACCCCGGAGATGGCAAGCCGTGGCCTGTTCCTCGACGAAACCGTGATGCACGTTGAGACGAACACTCGTGTCGAGACGAAGCGGCGCCGGCAGGCATCTGCGCTGCAAACCCTGCATGAAGCGGGAAGGCTGACCAATCACCAGTTCGAGGCGGCTGAGAACATCGCATCTGCTTCCCGTGCGATCCGCGGCGAGGTCAGGGTCAGGGGCTCGAGCGTGGAAGCGCGGGTCGACTGCAACGGCAGTGCCACACAGCACCTCATCGAACATATCCGCCAGGCACACCTTGCCCGCGCTTATCGACGCTGGTGGGCAAGCGGTGTTCGTGTGCCTCGGGCAATGATCCTCGAGATGATAGTTCAGGATGCCGGATTGAAGCGCATCGCCCGGCAGCACCGGGTAGGCTGGCCTCGAGCCGAACGCATGTTGCGCGATAGCCTCGATAGCTTCAACTGCATCTTGGAACGGGTGATGCATGAGATAGACCAGCGCGATCTGGAAGCCTTCCACATGCGCTTGCAACGTGCCGCTTGACGTGCCCGCTAACGCTGTTAATTTAACACCGTGGATTCAAGCGCCCGCAGCCTTCTCGGCTAGCGGGCGTTTTTCATTGGCAGCGTGACAATATACCCCTTCACGCATGGCCAGCCCGTCTCCCCAGCAAAGCGTCTCACTCCTCCTCGGGCGTGACCTGCGTGCGAGACGGGCAAAGCTCCAGGAGCCCAACAGATGCAAATCCTGTTCGGCCCCTATCCCATGACCGTTCGCCAGATGAACGAATGGGCTCGCACCGTCAGCACCTACACTCCCACAGAGTGCGCCAAAGCCCTCATGTTCATCGACAACCCCATGACCATCCGGAGAGTGAGATGAGCCGGTACATCATCCGCCCCAAAGCCCAAGCTGACTGCGACTGGTGGGATAACGGCCGCCTCTGCGAGAACGTCAGCGTCTCGGATTCCGTGCCGGTCGATACGGGTCTGATCGATGGCGCCGGCAACACCATCTGGCGGGTCAACGATCCGATCGGGTTCTAGGAGAACATCATGCCCCTGCTCACCATCGTCATCGTTCTGATCGTCGTCGGCGTCTGCCTATGGCTGGTCAACACGCAAATCCCGATGGACGCGACCATCAAGCGCATCCTCAACATCGTGGTCGTGATCGCTGTCGTCCTGTGGCTGCTCAAGGTGTTCGGCCTGCTCGACAGCCTGGGCGCGGTTACGGTTTGAGCCCCTCCCAAGAATCGAGGTAATTATGGACCGGCCTTTCAATTCAGTCCTGACCCGCGCGATCGCCTGTTCGTCGCAAGCGGCGGCAACGAACTTCTCGCTCGACAGCAACCAGTCCGGGCGCACCCGGCAGGTCGCGATCTACAATCCGGCCGCGGTCAGCCTGTTCGCGCAGTTCGGCTCGTCCACCGATACCGCTTCGGTGCCGGCCGCGGGAAGCGCGGTCGCCGGGCTGGTCCACGTCCCGCCCGGCCATCAAATTCTCGTGTCGCTCCCGAGCTCGTTCACTTTCGCATCGATGATCCTGGGCGGCGCTGCCAGCGCCACAGCCTACGTCATGCTCGGCGCGACTGACCGCTAATGCCGCGCAAGATCGCAATTCTGGGTTCGTCGACAGTCACGATGGACCAATGCCCGTTCGACGATCCCGAGTGGGAAGTCTGGGGACTGACCTGGCGCTACCGCGACCACCCGCGAATGGACCGCTGCTTTGAAATCCACGCCGAGCGCTTCTGGGACGAATACGCAGGCGATCTCTACCGCGCCTGGCTCAAGGATCCGCACAGCTTCGGTGAGGACAGAAAGCCGATCGACGTTTACCTCCGCCCGGAGGATGTGCCGAACTACCCCAAGTGCAAGCCCTACCCGGTCGAGCAAGCCCAAGCCCTGATGGGTCGCAACTACTTCGTTTCCAGCTTCAGCTACATGTTCGCCGCCGCCATCCTCGAGCAACCCGACGAGATCGGCCTGTGGGGCATCGATCTCGTTGTTGGCGAGGAATACGAATATCAGCGCCCCAACGCCGAGTTCCTTCTCGGGATCGCACAAGCCAAGGGGATCGAGCTGACCATCCCCCAGCACTCGTCGCTGCTGAAGTACCACTTCACCTACGGCCTCGAAACCCCGCCCGAAGAACGCCCGCTCTACAAGCGCACGGCCGAAACCCGCGAGGAATACCAGCGCCGCATCAACGAGGCCAAAGAGATGATCTGGACATGGCAAGGTGCCGTCCACCAATGCGACGAACAACTCAAAGCACTGGAAGCCATCAGCCGCGGCAGCCTCGGGGGCGAGGTGTGACATGGCCTATCGAAACGACTTCGCCGAGGATGTGATCGAAGAGCTTTTGCAAGCCCTTCAGGACGGCAAGTCGATGCGACAGATTTGCCGCGACAAGCGGATGCCCGATGCAGCCACAGTGTGGCGGTGGTCGAAGGGTGACGACGACCTTGCAAGCGCAATCGTGCGCGCGCGCGAAATCGGCTACTACACGCGGGCCGAGAAAGCAGTCGAAGACGCCAAGAGCGCGAAAGACCCCAGCCTTGGCCGCCTCGCCTTCGATGCTGAGCGCTGGCACCTTTCCAAGCTCAGCCGCGCGTTCGCTGAGAAGGTCGTTCATGCCGGCGATCCGGACGAGCCCATGAAGATGGTTCACAAGATCGAGCGGGAAATTGTCCGTCCTCAAAATACCGACCGCTGAGGTATTCGAGCGGCTGCTGCCGGCTGCACGCGACAAGGTGGCCTGGGGTGGCCGAGGATCGGGCAAATCGCATTTCTTCGGCGGCCTGTTGATCGAAGACAGCCTGGCTGAGCCTGGCGATAGTGGCGGGGAAGGGCTGCGGTCGGTTTGCATCCGCGAGGTGCAAAAGGACCTGGCCCAGTCATCGAAGCTGCTGCTTGAGACAAAGCTGTCCGAACATCGGTTGGGCGAGGCGGACGGGTTCAAGATTTACCGTGACGTGATCCGCACTCCTGGCGACGGGCTGATCATCTTCAAGGGAATGAACGACTACACCGCCGACAGCATCAAGTCGCTGGAGGGCTTCAAGCGCGGGTGGTGGGAGGAAGCCCAAGGCGGCACGGCCCATTCGATCAGCCTATACCGCCCGACCATGCGCGCCTCCGGATCGCAGATGTGGTGGAGCTACAACCCGCGCCGTCGGATCGATCCGGTGGACATCATGTTCCGGGGGGAAGAGAGGCCGACCGGGGCTGCGATCGTCAAAGCCAACTGGCGCGACAATCCGTGGTTCACCGCCGAGCTCGAGCAGGAGCGGCTCGACTGCCTGCGGATGAGCCCGGACCAGTACGAGCACATTTGGGAAGGCGATTACGTCTCGGTTGCGGAAGGCGCTTACTTCGCCCGCGATCTGACGCAGGCGCGTTCTGACAAGAGAATCGGCCGGGTAGCTTTCGACCCGCTGATGACGATTCGGTTGTTCTTCGACATCGGCGGCACCGGGGCGCGGGCCGATGCAGTGGCCATTTGGCCGGCGCAATTCATCGGCAAGGAAGTCCGGACGCGGGATTATTACGAGGCGGTCGGACAACCGCTGGCAACGCACATAGCCTGGCTTCGGTCGAAGGGATACACGCCCGACAAGGCGCAAATCTGGCTTCCGCATGACGGGGCGACGAACGACAAGGTGTTCGATGTCTCGTATGAAAGCGCTCTGAGGGCCGCTGGCTACACGGTCACAGTCGTTCCTAACCAGGGCAAGGGCGCCGCCGCGGCTCGCATCGAGGCGGCGCGGCGGCTTTTCCCATCCGTGTGGTTCGATGAGGACAGCACGGTTGGCGGGCGCGAGGCCCTAGGCTGGTATCACGAAAAGAAGGACGATGCCCGCAACATTGGCCTTGGCCCCGAGCATGATTGGGCCAGCCACGGTGCGGATGCTTTCGGGCTGATGGCGGTCAGCCACAACAACCAGCCCGTCTCCGCGTGGGGCAAGAAGATCAACTATCCCAAGGTTGGAGTGGCGTGATAGACACCAATCAAATCCGCGCCATCGTAATAGCCGAGAAGGCATCCGCGATCAGCTCGGACAGCACGTCCGACCTGGGCAAGCAGCGCGGGATGGCGCTCGACTTCTACCTGGGCGATCTCGGCGAATACATGCCCGTGCTGGAGGGGCAGACGAGCGCATCTTCGTCGGACGTTTCGGACACCATTGAGACCATGCTGCCGGCGCTGATGGACATATTCACCAGTGGTGAGGAGTATTGCGAGTTTTCGCCGCAAGGCCCTGAGGACGTGGAAGCGGCCCGGCAGGAGACCGATTACGTCAACCACGTCTTCATGCACGAGAACCCCGGCTTCCTGATCCTCTACAGCCAGATCAAGGACGCGCTGCTGTCGAAGAACGGCATCGTCAAGGCGTGGTGGGAGGAAAACGAGACCGCCGAAAAGGAGACCTACAAGAACCTCGACGAATCCGGCTATGCAGCGATCGCCGCCGACGCGGACGCCGAGATCGTGCAGCAGACCGCCACCACAGAGGGGGACGAAACGCGGTACGATGTGGTCGTGCGCAAATCGTACAAGCGCGGGTGCTTCAAGGCTGCTGCAGTTCCTCCCGAGGAGTTCGGCATCGCCAAGCGCGCGCGAGACATCCCCTCGTCGTCCTACTGCTGCCACACCTACCGGAAATCAGCCTCGGAACTGATCGAGGAGGGCTATCCGAAGGAGGTCATCGACGACCTGCCGGCGGCGGGCGAGGACACGAGCGCCGAAAACACCGCCCGCAACACGTTCGACAACGAGACCGGGCCATCGTCGATCGTCAACAAGGCGATGCGGCTCATCGAAGTGACCGAGCACTATGTCAGGCTAGACGTGGACGAGGACGGCGTTGCCGAGCTGGTCAAGGTCATCACCGCCGGCTCGGGCAATGTGCTCCTGGGGGACGCCGAAGAGCTGGACCGGATGCCGTTCCACTCGATCACGCCCTACCCGATGCCGCACAGGTTCATCGGCCGTTCGGTGGCGGACCTGACCATCGACATCATGCGGATCAAGACGCACCTGCTCCGGGCGCTTCTCGACAACGCCTCGCTGCTGAACAACCAGCGCATCGCGGTAGGCTCTGACGGGGCGGATGAGAACACGCTCGACGACCTGTTGACCAACCGTCCCGGCGGACTCGTCCGGATGCGGAACGTCGAGCAATTGCGGCCGATTCCCAACACGCAATTGGGCGGGCACATCCTCCCGCTGATCGAATACGTCGACCAGTCGCGCGAGACCCGCACTGGCGTTACCAGGCACACCGGGGGCATCGACCCCGACGTGCTGAACAAGGCATCGCAGACCGCGACGGGCTTTCAGGGGTTGCTCGACCAGTCGATGATGCGGATCAAGCTCATCGCCCGAATTTTCGCCGAGACCGGCATTAAGGACCTGTTCCTGCATATCCACGAACTGCTCAGAAAGCACCAGGACGAGCAGAAGGTCATGCGCCTCAGAAACAAGTGGGTTCCGGTCGACCCGCGCGAATGGAAAACCCGCGCCGACATGACGGTCAACGTGGCGCTGGGGTCGGGTTCAAAGCAGCAGCAGTTGGTCTTGCTCAACGCGATCCTCGAGCGGCAGGTGCAGGCGATCGAGACGCAAGGCGGCGCAAACGGCCCGCTGGTCACGCTGGAGAACGTTTACAATACGTTGAAGCGCATGACCGAGCTTGCCGGCTTCCGCGATGTCGACAGCTATTTCACCCAGCCCGACCCGGAACAGGAGTTCGAGACGCCGCCCGATCCGAAGATGGCCGAGATCCAGGGCAAGATGCAGCTCGAGCAGGCCAGGCTGCAGATGCAGGGACAGTCCGAACAGGCCAAGGCAGCGATGTCCGCCCAATCGGCGCAGGCCGACATGGAACTGAAGCGCGAAGAAGCCGGATTGAAGCTCCAGTTGATGCGCGAGGAGGCCAGCGCCAAGCTCGATCTGGCGCGTGAAACCAAGGCGGCCGAACTTGAACTTGCCCGGCAATCCAAGTCCGCCGAGATCGAGCTCGCCCGAGAGCAGATGCTGATCGAAGCCGAGCTTGGGCGCGAACGGGCGGCACTGGATGCCTCGGTGAAGGCGAACATCAGCGAGAACAGGCCCGGTGGAGATTTGAGCGCGTGAAGCTGACCGTCCTGACAGACTTCGGCGAATACGAGGTCCCGGAAAGCATCCGGGTCCGTGTTTGGGACAAGCTGCGCGACGATGGGATGCCCGACAGGCGCTACAAGATCGCGCCGGTCCTTGACCGCTATTTCCGCGCTGTCGACAGTGCACAGCGCCGCAGGTTCGCATCATGAACGAGGACAAGCTCGGCGAGCAGATTCGTGACGGCCATCGCGCCGATCAGGACTTGCAGCTTGTCGGGGCCGCATTCGAGACCTTGAAGGCCGAATACGTCAAGGCATGGGAAGCCACAGCCCTGCGCGACAACGATGGGCGGGAACGGCTTTGGCAGGCGGTGCAGATCGTCGGCAAGGTCGAAAGCCACCTACGCTCGATCGTCGCCAACGGACGTGTGGCACAAAAGGACGTGGACCGCCTGAGGTCCGGCAAGACGGGCTTTTTGGGCTAGCCCTATGCGGCAGCTAATCATCAGGGAAATGAGCGTTTACCAGCGCGAGAAGATCAACGCTAACTTCGAGGAGCTTTACAACGGCGGCGGCTCGCAGGGCCCGGTAGGGCCGCAGGGTCCAGAAGGTCCGACAGGCCCCGAAGGTCCGGCGGGGCCGGCGGGGAACGCTGGTCCGGCGGGCGCTACAGGCCCTCAGGGTGCCGCAGGGCCGACTGGACCTCAGGGTCTGGCGGGGACAGCCGGAGCGCAGGGGGCGACAGGCGCGCAAGGTCCGAAAGGCGACACGGGGGATACCGGGCCACAGGGCGCACAGGGGCAGACCGGACAAACGGGGCAAACGGGCGCGCAAGGCCCCGCAGGGTCCGACGGCGCACAAGGACCGGCCGGCATACAGGGCCCTGTGGGCACGGATGGCTGGACATGGGCAAAGCTCGCGAGCGATTCCACCGTATCGACAACCGCTTTTGCCAGCGTATCGGGCTTATCGTTCACCGCCGACCCCAACACGACATACCTTGTCGAGGTGTTCGGCGCCTACCAGACGGCGGCGACAACTACCGGCATAGGGCTTGCGCTGGACGTGCCGGCCGGTGCGGAAATCATCGGGATCAACGTGGCGGCTGTAAGCGCAACGGCCCTTGGCGGCACCGAGCAGCTTGCCGACGCGACGACTACCGGGGCCACGACCGGGGTGCGTGCAGCGAACACTAACACGCCGGTTTGGGCCAAGTGGGTTGTGCGCGTCAATGCGACAGGCGGCACGGTCCAGTTGATGCAGCGCAGCGAAGTCGCGGCGAGCAACACGGTTCTGAAAGCCAACCTGACCGCAATGGGGCGGCGGGTTATTTGATAACAATAGGATGATTTTATGAGCGACGCACCGCTGTCACTGGACGGCGCGGCGGCGGCCCTTGCGGCTGCCAGAGAGACCGCCCCCGAGGTGGAACAGGAACAAGCACCCGTCGTCGAGGCTCCGGCAGAAGCCGTTGAGCCCGAGGCGGTCGAAGAGACCGAAGCGGTCGCCCCAGCTCCCGAGGAGCAGGCGGACGCCGAAGTGGACGCAACCGCGGACGAACCGGAACAGCCGGCCATCGAACCGCCAGTGTCCTGGACGAAAGCTGACAAGGAGCTTTTCGCATCCCTCCCGCCCGAAGCGCAGCAAGTTATTGCCCAGCGCGAGAAGGCACGGGACACGGAAGTCAACCGGACCCAGCAGGAAATCGCCGCCGAACGCAAGGCGCTTGCCGAGCGCGAGGCACTATTCAGCAACTACGAGCAGGAAAAGCGCACGCTTGAGGACCTCCTGCTTGCCAAGCTTCCCCCCGAGCCGGACCCACGCCTGATCGACACGAACCCGACCGAATACTGGCGCCAGAAAGCGCATTTCGACCGGGCCGTCGGCGAACTTCAGGGAATCGTGGCAAGACGCCAGGAGGCCGAAGCAAAGCAGGCGCAGGAAATCGAAGCGCAGGAGGCCGAGCACCGCAAGGCGGAAGCCGCCGAACTGGTCAAGCTCATCCCGGAACTGAAAGGCGAAAAGGGGCGGGAGATCGCCAGCGAAATCGCGACCTATGGGCATTCCCTGGGTTACGACGATGCCACACTCGGCATCGCAAACGCGAACGATCTGCACGTCCTCTACAAAGCCATGAAGTGGGATCGCGCCCAGGAGGCCGCCCGCGCGGCCAAGACCAAGCCCGTTCCGAAGGTATCAGCGCCAGGCGTTGCCCGGTCCAAGGCCGAGCTCAACGCGGATACGCGCCGATCCGTGCTCCAGAAGCTGAACTCGAGCGGCACCGTCGAAGACGCGGTTGCCGCACTCCAGGCACTAAGGACTTAACATGGCACAGCCCACCAACACCTTCTCGTATTACGACGCCAAGGGCGTCCGCGAGGACCTTTCCGAGCTGATCGACCGCACCGAGCGGGAAGAGACGCCGTTTTACTCCAACATCGGCCGCGGCAAGGCAACGCAGCGCATCCACGAATGGCAGACCCAGGCGCTTGCCTCTGCCATTGATACCAATGCGGTGATCGAAGGCGACGACGCAACGATGGACGCGGCAACCGCCACCGTCCGCGTCAACAATCGCACGCAGATCGCCGACAAGACGGCAACCGTTACCGGCTCGGTCGAGGTTTTCGACAAGGCCGGGCGCGCTTCGGAAATGGACTATCAGGTCATCCTGAAGGGTCTCGAGCTGAAGCGCGACGTCGAATACCAACTGCTGTCGAACAAGGCGTCCGTCGCCGGCACCGACACGCAGGCGTCGCAGTCGGGCGGGTTCGCCGCATGGCTGGTGACGAACGTCTCGATGAACACCGCAGCGACCGGCACAGCCGGCGCCAACGGCGGTTTCGCTTCGTCGACCTCGCTGGTCGCGGCGCGCACCGACGCTTCGGCCACTCGGCAGTTTTCCGAGAGCCACATCAACGATGTGATGGAACTGGCGTTCACCACCGGTGCGCGTCCGACGGTCATGCAGTTGCCTCCGGGCCTCAAGACCCGCTTCTCGGCGTTCACCGGCATTGCGGAACTGCGCCGCGAAGCGGGCGGCGACGGGCAGGCGACCATCGTTGGCGGTGCCGACGCCTACATCAGCAACTTCGGCAAGCTGACCGTCGTTCCTTCGCCGTTCATGCGTTCGATCGACGTGGTGCTTTACGACCCGAAGAAGGTCAAGCTCGCGGTCGCGCGTCCGATGCGAACGTGGGATCTCGCCAAGACCGGCGACACCGAGAAGAAGCAGCTCCTGCTCGAGTACACCCTCCAGGTGGACAACGAGAAGGCGCACGCGCTCATCACCGACGTTGCCAAGACCACCTAAAGGACAGGGGGCCGGGCTTCGGTTCGGCCCCCGTTTTTGCCCATGACGCTCAAACGCATATTGACCCGCAACTCCCGCACGGGGGTCGAGCGGTGGCTGCACCACGATGGCGAGAAGATCGCCGTCGAGACGCGGCAGGACGTTGCCCGTGCGCTCGACGCGAACCTGGTCGAGCGCAACGCCTTTGCAGGGTACAAGGACAGCGGCGACCGGCACATGCACAAGGTCGCGCATATCCCGGCGGTGGTCATCGACCAGTGGCTTGCGGAGGGGATCGACGTATTCGACCCCGAGCACGCCGACCGCGTGTGGAACAAGCTGAACGATCCCGACTGGCGCAAGTTGCGCACAACCGAGGGGTGGGTCTAGATGGCGCTGGCCAATTTCTCCGACCTCAAGACCTCGATAGCCGGTTGGCTCGGCCGTTCGGACCTGACTTCGGTCATCCCGGATTTCATCACGCTCGCCGAGGCGAGGTTCAACCGCGTTCTGCGCACCCCGGACATGGAAACGGCGGGGACGGTCTCGGCGTCGTCCGAAAGCACCGCGCTTCCCTCGGGCTTTCTCGAAATGCGCTCGGCATGGCGCGAGGACAGCCCCGACGCGCCGTTGGACTACTTCCCGCCCTCGCACCTCAGGACCATGCGCGCGGCGGCCCAGAGCGGCACCCCTACGGCCTATACGATAGTCGGCGGGAACATCATCCTCGCGCCTACGCCTGCTGCGACCGAGACCATTGGGTTGTATTACTACACCAAAGTCGTGGCGCTTTCCGATTCAGCGACCACGAACTGGCTTTTGACCGCGCACCCCGACCTTTACCTGTTCGCCTCGCTCGCTGCCGCGGAAGTCTATGGCTGGCACGACGAGCGCCTGCCGTTGCTGAAGGCAGGGGCGGACGAGATCATGGAACAGATCAATGACGCCGGCAAGAAACGCCGCGCGGGCGGTGCGCCGCTTCAGCAACGCGCGGCCACGGCCTACCGCTGATGACATCCATGCTCTCACTCTCGCTCAGGGTTGACCTGGGCGCCGTCATCGACAGCTCGGGGGCGCCTTCGCAAGTCCCGGCGATCCTCTCGCCGCCGGAGATTTCCGGTGCGGCGGAGGTCGGCGAAACGCTCGTGGCGACAAGCGGCCTGTGGTCGAACAGCCCGACGAGCTACGCCTACCAGTGGTACGCGGACGCTGTTGCAATGACCGGGGAGACCGCGAACAGCCTGCTGCTGACCGAGGCCGAGGAAGGCGCCTTGATCACGGTCGGCGTCGTTGCGACCAACGGGATAGGCGCATCCACCGAATCTGTCAGCGCGGCGGCCGGGCCTGTGGTGTTCGTTTTCGACATCGCCACTCCGGCTCTCGGCGACAAGTACGTCGACGACGTTCTGGTCCCGGACGAAGACGCGGCGCCGATGTATTCGATCGACTTCGTCCAGGCATACCCGGACGGCGGCGGGATCGGCGATACCCTGCAGGGCCGCTGGGGCGCCACCGAGGGCGCAGCGGAAGCGTTCACGCCCGAGGATTACGAAGTTGTCGAGGCGTGGTGGATCGACGCCACCGACCCGATGCCGGACCTGACCACGTTCTGCGAGGCGACCGCCGAAGACGACGTGACGCACTACCAGGTCCGCGTAAAGCGCGTCGACCAATATTCCGACTGGTCGGCGTTCCGCACGTTCACCCGCGGTGCCGATCCGGCACCCCCTGAAACCGCGTCGACCTTCGAGCCGACCACGGGCGCCAACAAGTCGCAGTACGTCACGATCAGCGGCGCGAACCTGATCGCCCGTGGCAACAGCGGCGGGTTCAACGACGCACCGCACTCGGTTCGCCTGACCCAAAGCCGCACCTCGGGCCTGAGGCAGTGCGCGTTCGGCTTCAGCACGGCGAGCGGCAGCAAGTATTGGCTCGGCATCAGCGACGGGACCGATCACTTCGGCGACACTGGAACTACCAACTTCAGCCGGCCGGGCAAGAACAACTCGAGCGGCTATTCGCTGCGGTGGGGCGAGAACGGCTCGGCGTGGGGCATCTGGAGCGGCACGTCCGAGGTCCAGAGCGGTACGGTCAGCGGCAACGGCTCTGATCGTTCCGAGTTCGCCATGCGGATCGACTACACCAATGGAACGCTGTCGTTCTGGCAGAAGCTGTCGGGCACCTGGTCGCAGATCGGCACCACGCTGACCGGGCTCTCGATATCCGGCTACAAGCCCGATGTCGGGTTCGAGAACAACGACACCTTCACCTACCTCAACGCGGGCACCAAGACGCTCGACGGCGGGGCGGTGGCGTTCGACAACTAAGGATTTAGCGATGCGCTTCTTCGCCCGCCTCCTGGTGGCTTTCTTCGTGGTGGTCTCGGGGCCTGCCTATGCGCAGGCGTGGACGACCGCCGAAGTTACGCCGTCCTGGTCGAGCACGGTCGACTGGTCCCCCCCGATCACGCCTGACAGCACGCATCCGGCGGATGCCTACGAGCCCGCCGTCGACGACGAGACCGGCTACACGCGCTCGCTATGGATCACGAGCGAGAACCAGCGGACGCACATTGGCGAGGTCGGCGGCGACGGCAAGTTCCGCACGAACTGCCGGCCGACTTTCATCAAGCGCGGCGATCCCATTCTGTACCGGGGACAGTACCCGGCGGGCCACGACCACACCTTCTTCGGGCCGATGAATCAATACGTCATCGATCACGTCGACGAGTTCAATTACCAGATGGGCCGCGACTACCCCGGCTCGGCCTGCCAGGGCGGCCCGCTCAACACGACGCTCTACTGGGAGCCGTCTGTCAAGGATGCGCGGTACGGCCTCAAGCTGACCGTGATCCCCGAGATCGCGACGTTCTACTACACGCACGCGGGCGCCGACGGCTCGGTCACGACACGCCTACGCCGGGATTTCCGGTTCATTGGCGGTGCCAACCCAGCGAACTACAACGACACTGTACGACGTGCCGAATACGCGGCTGCCAGCCTCGAATACCCCGGCTCGCCCGACACCCCTGCTGGCTTCGGCGGCATCCAGTGCTACGTCAGCGATGTTGCACAGACGGTGGTCGGCGATGCGCGGCTCAAGTATCCGACGGGTGCCTACCACACCACCGAGGCTCGCTATCTCAAAGGACCGGCCGGCGAGGACCCATGGAACGGCGCTTGCACCGCTGGTTACATCATCGTCCAGGTCGAAGCGCAGGATTGTTGGGACGGGACCAATCTCGCCTCGCCCGATGGACGGAGCCACGTTCGCTATTCATCGCGCGACGAGGACAACGACCCCGGCGGCGGTCAGTGCCCATCGAACTATGTGAGGGTGCTGCGGTTCACGACCAAGATCCAGTTCAATCACAACGGTTGGACCCAGGACCTCCAATATTGGTACATGTCGAGCGACCGGATGCGCATGGCGACGGCCGAGTGCCCGGACGAAACCGCGCCATGCGACGGAACCGGCCTGAATACGACGGTCAGCAAGGACCCGTGCCGCGCCATCGGCGTCGACTTCTGCCCGTTCTCGACGGCACATTTCGACTGGTGGGGCTCGTGGGACACCACGGTTATCGAGAACTGGGAGAAGAACTGCGGCGGCCTGACGATCGGCGGGGTAACGACCAACTATGCCGATTGCGGCTCAGGCGGGATAGGGACCAACAGCACGATCCAATATAGCGGAACGCCGCCTGAAGCGGGGCTTTCGACGAACCCTGTCGCGACGACAGATGTCGATACGTCCAGCAACAGCACCGAGGGGCAACGATATTTCGCGATCGTCCCCGGCGATGAAAACCAGGACGCGCTCGAGCTGCATACGCACAGCTAGTCGAAGATCGCGGCGATCCACGGTTCGACCGGCCGGGGCGGCAGCGGTTCCATAAGCCAGCGGATGATGCGCTTGAGTAAGGCCATCTGTCGAAAATACACCAACCCGCGGTAATAGCCAACAGGTTTCGGGAGGCCGGATGTATCAGCAATTTGGCCCGCTCGCACCGGACAGGAACCCACGCCTCAACGACAAGTACCTGAGGGTCGCCGATGGGGTCTATTCGGCTTCAGACGGCTACAAGCCGGTCGGGCAATGGGCGCAGGTTTACCCCGCGATGGCGGCGGCCCCCAAAGGCGGGGCGTCGTTCGTCAACCCGCAAGGAAGCGTGGTCATCGTTGCCGGCACCGCGACCACGCTTTACCGGGTACAGGCCGGTAACTGGTTGCAGATTGCCTCGGGCTTTTCGATCCAGGGCGGCCAGCGCTGGCGGTTCGCACAGTTCGGCGGCATGGGCATCGCCACCAACGCCGCCGATGCGATGCAAAAGATCGACCTCGAGGCGGGGGGTGTTGGCCCGCTCGGTGGTTCTCCACCGAAATTCGAGGCGCTGGGCGTCGTCAAGGGGTTCCTGATCGGGACCGTGATGGACGGCGACGTGATGACCATCGCCTGGTCCGGCGCCTTCAACGCGGAGCATTGGGAGTTCGGTTTCAACCAATCCGACTTCTACACGCTGCCCACCGGGGGGCGGGTGAACGGTATTTTGTCGGGCGAGTTCGGGATCATCCTCCAGCGCAACCGGATCGTGCGGCTGGATTACGTCGGCGGCAACCTCATTTTCGACCCCAACGAGGTCAGTTCCAACATCGGCTGCGTCACCGTCCATTCGGTAGCCCAGTGGGGCAACCTCGGGTTTTTCTACTCCGATGAGGGGTGGATGATGTGGGACGGCACGCAGCCCGTTCCGATCGGCAAGGAGTGGATCGACGCCGAGTTCCGCACCGCCTATTCGGTGGCCGATTGGGACCGCATGTCGACCGCCATCGACCCGGTGCGCGGCGTATTGCACGTTTCGGTGTGGAACGGCTCGTCAGGCGGCAAGCACTACCTGTACGACTGGGGGCTCCGGCGCTGGTCGACGGTCACTTACGCCAGTCCGGTGATCTTCTCCGGCGTGACCAAGGGCGTATCGCTGGACGAGCAGGACCCGGCGGTAGGCGCCGGAGACGACAACCTCGACGGCGCTTCGCTGCTCAGCCTCGACAGCGCCACCTTTCGCGGTGGCGATCCGCGGCTTTACGTGTTCGCCTCCGACTACAAGCTGGGGACGTTTACCGGGACGCCGATGGCGGCCACGCTCACCGGGAACGACCTCGAGGTATTCGGCGGACGCCGTGCGAACCTTCGGTTTGTACGTCCTGACATCGACAGCAACAGCGGGATCACCGTCACTATCGGGACAAAGCAACGGCTGGCCGACTCGCTGAGCTCGGTTGCCTATACAACGATAGAGACCAGCGGGGACATGCCGGTGCGGTCCTCCGGGCGCTATTGCCGGGTTTCGGTGGCAGTCGCCGCGGGCACGACCTGGGCGCACGCCAAGGGGGTAGAGCTGATAGGGGCGCCGGGAGCGGGCAGGTGAGCGACAGGTTCACTTTCATCGCGGTCAAGACGACGGCGGATTTCATCGTTCCTGCCACGGCGGCCTCGCAGACCGAGTTCAACCGCAAGGCGGCGAATGCTTTCAAGGGCCTCATAGGCGGCGTTTTGCGGGTCGGGGATCTACGTGACCGCCCGACACAGGACCCGATCGCCAATCACCTGCTGTGCGACGGGCGGACCATTTCGCGGCTGAATTATCCGGAACTGGTGTCGCTTCTCGCCGGCTCTGCTGCGACCGAGGCGACCCTGCCCGATTACAGCGGCGCCTTGTCGATCACTGCCCCCACGGTAACACAGGAGGTTACGTCCGGCGGCACGGTACAGACGGAAGAAACCGCGCCTGTGGACCAGGGCGGAGCGGGCGGGACAGAGGGCGGCAACGTGCCTTCAGGCAGCCGCACCTACGACCCGAATTTCCCGTACCCGATTTGGTACAACCCGCCCGAGATCGGCGGATGACCTACGAGGCATGGCGGGACCGGTTCATGGAAGCGGCAGACGAACATCTCTACCCGGCGGAATGGCTGGACAAGCGGGTCGAAAGCGGTCGGGCGCAATTCTGGTGCAACGATGCCGGGGCGATCCTCGCCGAGATCAGGCAATACCCGTCGGGCGTCAAGGAAGTGCACGGGCTGGTCGCGGCGGGCGATCTCGAGGCGATCCGCGCCCTGATCCCGCAAGCGGAACAATGGGGGCGCACGAAGGGCTGCACCCGCGCAAGCATATCGAGTCACCCGGCATGGGCAAGGCTACTCCGTGACGACGGATATTTGCCGCACCAGCTCACGATAGCCAAGGAAATGTAGAGATGGGAATCTCAACGAAGAAGCAGACGACAAAGTCAAACCAGACGATCGCGCCGACGTCGTATGCGCAGCCGTATGTCACGCAGGCGGCGGACACGCTCAAGCCGGCCTATGACGAGAGCCTTGCCGCCGCACGGTCGTATCAGCCCGGCCTGCTAGGCGCCGCCAACTACTACGGCGACGTGATGGGCGGGAAGTATCTCGATTCCAATCCCTACATCGACGATATCGTTGGCGCATCCAACGCGGACGCGACGGACGCGGTGAACAGCGCGTTTATGCCGCGCTTCGGCTCGGGCTACCACGCCAAGACGCTCGCCCGGACCATCGGCGAAAACACCGCGCGGATCCGGGGCGGGGCTTACGACCAGGAACGGCAATACCAGGACGCCGCGGGCCGCAACCTCGCGGGGGTCGCCACGGTGGGCACCGCGCTCCCCGGCATGGCGTCGTCGAACTACGCGCAGAATGTCGGCGGGCTCTTGGGCCGCTACCTGAGCAGCGACGGGAAACAGACCACCAAGCAGTCGGGCGGGCTTCTCGGCGACTTGCTCGGCGCCGGCCTCGCCGGCTTCGCCACGGGAGGTTTTCGGTTCTGATGGGCTACGGAATTTTCGGACAGCGCCGTCCTGCCAACATCGACCCGCGCTTGGGCCAGGACATCATGCGCGAGATGGGGATTGGCACCCCCCCGACGCCTCCCAAGGCTGCTCCGCAAGCGAAGCGCGGTCTGTTCGCCCCCGGCGGGACAGGTCGGGCAATCGCCGGCACGATCGGCGACGTTCTGCTTCAGCGCGGCGGGCTTGCCCCGATTTACGCCCCAACGATGCAGGCTCAGCAGAAGACTCTGCTCGATCAGGCCCAGCGCGATGCCGAACACAACGAATGGATCAGCCGCCAGCAGTGGGAGCGACAGAACCCGATGCCTTCGACGGCACAGCCGTACCGATGGGAAAGCAACGACGGCGACGTTTACCAGCTTGACCCTAACAACCAGCCGCAGCGCGTTTTTGATGACCCCACGCCCCGGATGCAGTTCATTCCTGACGGCCTCGGTGGTGGCCAGTGGCTCCCTGTGCCAGGCGCCGCGTCGCAGCAGGCGTCGCCCGACAGCACTCCGGGCGAAGAGGACGGCTATCGCTACACCCCAGGGCCTGGCGGACGCGCCAATCAGGCCAATTGGAAGCCGGTCGCGAGCAACGAACAGGGCGGGGCCACGCTCGGGGCCGCCTATCGTTCGCGCTCGATCACGCCGGCCGAGGCGGCAACGATCCGCCAGAGCCTTGGTGCCGGGGGGCAGGCGGCGTTCGACAAGTGGATGCGCGACAACAACATCACGATCGGGGATCGTTAAATGCCCAGACCTTGGGAAAAATACGCGGCGCAACCGGCTGCCAGCCCTGTTTACGTCCAGCCCAACCCGTCGCGGGTTGCGCGCGAAAGCGCGGAAGAGGGCCGCGCCGAAGAGGCAGGACAGCGTGACGAGGTGCGCACGGGCATCGCCGCCCGTAGCGAGACGCGGGACATTGGCCTCAAGTTGCGCGACGATTACAACGCGAGCCAGCCGATAAAGGACTATCGTTTGGCATTGCCGATGTTCGTCCAGGGCCTCAAGACCGCGAACACGCCGCAGGGATCGAACGCGCTCATTTACGCCTACGCGAAGATCATGGACCCCGGCAGCGTTGTACGCGAGACTGAAGCCGAAGGGGTCGCGAACAGCGATACGATCTTTGGCCGCGCCTACGCCGCTGCGCAAAAGCAGCTTGAAGGAACCGGCACGTTCTCGCCTGAGGCGCGCGCGGGCCTGATCCGCGAAATGCGCACGAAGATGATCCAGATGGCGCAGGCATACGATGCTGAGCGCGGGCGCTATACGGCCGACGCGCAGGCTTACGGCATCGACCCGGAACGCATCATCGGCCCGCACGCCGCGGCCCCGTTCGTCGGAACACTCCAGGAAATCGACCAGCGCGAGGGTCGCCTGACTCCTGAGCAGTTGCGTAGCTATGATGAGGTCATGGCGGCGAATCCCAACGCTTCGCCTGCCGAGCTGCGCGAGAAGCTGGGCGCCGCCGGGTTGCCGGCCGACCGAATGACCAATCTCGATGAGGTTGTGGAAGCCCGCAACAAGGGTCGCGGGACGGCGCCGGCATCGGCCGCGACTTACGAGCAATCGCCCGTCTCGCAAACCATGTCCGGCGTCAACACCGGCATTGCCAATACCTTCGGCGTGGTCCGTGACATCCCGGACGCATTGCAGACCGGGACAACCAACGCGATCAACTACCTGTTCGGCTCGGATCTCAAGACGCCGGGCGAAATCAGCGAAATCACCGGGCAGCCTTCGCTCGGCGGCGGCGAATGGTGGCGCAACAAGTTCCGCGACTGGAGCCTGACTGGCGCGGAACCGACTACCGACGTTGGCCGGTTCCTTCGCCGTGCGGGCGAGTCCGTTGGCGCGGCGGCCGTTCCGGTCGGGGCTGGCGCCGGCACGATGCGGTCGCTTATCGGCGGGCTTGTCGCCGCTGCCGGCGGCGGGGCCGGGGCTGCGACCGCGAACGAGGTGTTCCCGAATAACCCCGCAGCGGACATGACGGGCGAGTTTCTCGGGAGCCTCGCGACAGGGCTCCCGTTGGCCGCGGCAGGCCAGGCCGCCAGGCAGCGCGGCATCAACGCCGCCGTCCCCACGGTCGACGATCTCAAGCGGCAGGCGTCCGGCCTTTACGACGCGGCCGAGCAGCGCGGGGTCGTGGCGGGGCCG